CTTCTTGGACGGCTGCTTTGCGCCACGGCCACCACCAACAGGGACATTTCGTGTCATGGTCGATATCTTGGTAGTCTTGGTCTGTTTCTTGGCTTTCGCCTCTGCTGTCTATCTCGTGCGTTAAACCCTAACCGTAGTTGGGGTCCCTGCTGCTGGCCGTGCGCGTGCTCGCTAGCACGAACGGGAGCCTACCCCGTCGGTTGCGCAATGCACCACTCAGTAATCCTTGGACCGGAGCTTCTCTAGCGCCGGCACATTGATCATGATGGGAAACATCTCGAGCGTTTCTTTCTTACGCAAGAGGTCGCGGAACTCGTCACATTCTTCAGGAGTGATGTCGTACCGGCTCATCATGAGGGTGTACCAAGTGGTCTTCGACACAGGTCTGTTGACCGAGTCGGTGACCGAAAACTCCGCGTTCTCGATCAGTTCGTTGCGTTCAATGGGACGCGTTCCCTTCATGCCAACGCCCGCGTAGTACTCCAAGAGGTCTCCAAAGAAGGGTGTGTTGCGCGGAACGCCCGGATGGGCGTCTGCGAATGCTTGGGCACACATCCTCGCCGCTGTCAACCACTGCGCCGCAGGGACTCGCGCAATGACATGGTAGGGCTTGGTGACCTTCCCGAGCTTCAAGAAACGACTCGGGAGGGGCTGGTAGGTATAACCACCATCTTCGCTGGGCACGTACCACCCTTTCAGGAAGTCCATGCCGGCTGGGCTGGGGAACTCATTCTCCTTAGCGACTAGACCCAGTTCCTGCATAGCCACCACGCGATCTGGAGAGGACCCAGCGTGAAGCAAGGCCAGCGCGTTAGTGATGCTGTTACCGACAGTCGTGAGACCAAGACCAGTGCTGAACTGATAGGGGAGGGTCCCTCGAATGCGGAAGTCATGTCCTTTAAATTTGGACGAGAACGGGGTCGTGTAGACTGACTGGAAGATCTTTCGGGTTTCGTCGTCAAAGCCCGCTGCTGCCATCCATATATCCGCTGCGATTTTGAGGGCACCCGCCTTCTGAGTGCTATCGTAGCGTGAATAGTCGCAGGTGAACCAACGTCCGTCACAACGGGCCATGGAGTCATCTCCCGCCACGACGATGATGTCATCGTGTGTACCAAGGGCGAGGATGCTGTCCATGAGCGAGTCTCGCTGCGCGTTGTTAAGAGCGCTAGCGAAGACAAGCCTTACCGTCTTTCCGCGGAATACGAACGGGTTGTCGAGGTGCCACGTTTCTACGAGTTTCTTCTTCAGAGCTTCGCAGTGCGGAATGGTGTGGGCGTGACACTCGGGGCTGACTGTGGTGATCACTCGGGGTTTCAGGAAGAAACGGGATCGTCCGGAGGGGTCTTCTTTGTCTGGCAGGGTTTCATCAGTCTTGAGAGCTACGCTGAGAAGGCGCTTTGTACCTACAGCGTATTCTCCTACGAGGTGGTATGTCCGAACGGCGAGGGCCCACATTCGTTTCTTCAAGCCCCTGCGACGGGACTCGATTTCAGCGTACGTTGGAATTTCGTCGATCTTAGCGAACATCCCCGCGGCTACGGCGTCCTTGGCGAC